GTTGTCCACGCGGAAGATTCTGTAGTACTGGTTGGTCTTTGCAGTTGCAAGGCCGTTTGATGGGGTAGCACCAACGAATGGGTTTGAGACCATGCCGTAGCGAGTCTTGAAACCAATCTTTGGCTGGAAGTCAGCTTCACCAACAGCACGTACCATGGTTAGTGGAACGTATGGGCAGTAGAAGAGACCAGCGTCATAAGCGTTTGCACCCTTATAGCCAACCGTTACGTAATCACCGGTTGCGTATGGGTCGATGTAAACGCGTGTACGACCATTAAGAACACCAGCGAAGGTGTTGCCGGTGTCGTCAACGTTTAGGTTGGTTGAAAGTGCTGGGGTATAGTCAAGCATACCTGAAGCAGCAAGAGCAGAAGCAACGTCGCTTGAAACAAGCACGAAGTTACCTTTACCACGACGGGTTTCTTTTGCGATTACGTTTGCTTCTCTTTCGAGCTGCATGATCAGACCCTTGAACTTTTCAACTGACCAACGGCCGTCGGCATCGGTTGAAAGGTCGAAGATACCCTGAATAGCAACGTTTGAAGTAAGCGCACCGGTCTTAGCTTGGCTGTTGATGGTACGGATAACTTCGCGGTTGATTTCTGCAAGAATCTCGGTTGAGAGAATGTTTGCAAGCTCAGTTTCAGCGTCAAGACCGTGAATTGCTTTTAGGTCCTGTGCAAGTTCTAAGCTGTATTCAGCCTTGAGCGCACGAGTCTTAGCAGTAACGGTTGCTCTTTCAATGGTGAAGCCCATTTCGTTGAAGGTAGAAGAAGTGCTGCCGAGACGTTCGCCTTGAGCAGTTGACATACCACCAGCAGCAGTTGGGTTTGTACCACGTGCGTCATCGATAGAAGAGTCAGTAGTACGAGTTGGGTTTGTACCTGAGTCGTCGCTAATGCCAACAAGACCTGATGGGTGAGTTGACTGAGTAACTGAAGAGTCACCTGACCACTTGGTGTTAGCTTCGTTGAAGAGAGCTTCGGTTGAAGAGGTTGAACCTGCACCGTAGCGTGACTTCATAGCGAAGATCAAACCGGTTGGGCCAGTCATTGGCTGAACGCCGCAAAGATCGTAAGCGATCATGTTTGGCATTGCACGACGAACGAGGCTGATCAGAACTGGATCCCAGTTAGCAGCTGAAGCTGCAACGTTTCCTGGGGTTTCTGAAAGGAAGTGCATCTGTGCACGCTCTTCCAGCATTGCCTTTTCCTGGTTTTCCAGAACGGCAGCTGTAACTGAACGACGGTGTGCGTCCTTGATTGCTGGGGCTGATTCTTCATTAAGAACAGGAGCCCACTTTTTAACTAGTTTATCATACGATTCCATCATTGGAATATACTCCTTGGTATTAGTTATTAGAGGTTTTTCTGATAGCTGAAAGATAGCGGCTCATAGTTTCTGAGATTTCGACGGTTTCTGCGCCATTCTCTTCTACTTCTTCGCTAACAACAGTTGCTTTTTTGGAGAAGATTGATTCTTTGATGGTAGCAACTTTGTTTGCAAAGTCGTCATCAAAGTCATAACCTTCGACCATTGTTCTGAGCTTTTCAACTTGTGTATCTGCAAGATCGCGTGAAGCTTCACGTAGAACTTCTTCACGTTTGAATCCTTCGATAGCCTGATTCTGCTCTAGAATTGTATCTACAGCTTCATTTAGCTTAGCTGAAAGTTCTTCCACAGAATTGTGGAGTTCGTCTACTAGGTCAACTTTGGATTCTGGAATATCGACATATGATTCCTGGAATAGTGCCTTAAGGCCATTCATGAAATCTTCTGCGATTTCAGCGCGAAGACCAGACTGGATTGCCAGTTTGTTTTCTTCTACCCACTGTTCAACCACATAGTTGAGGTAGCTATCAACTTTTTCGACGAGGTCTTCCTTAATGGTATTGACTTCTTCTTCGAGTTGAATTGCATATTGTTCTTCAAGACGGTCTAGCTCTTCAGCAATCTTCATCTTTACATTCGCTTCAAAGATAATTCCTACCTTTTCTTTGAATGCTTCAGATAGAGTTGCTTCAGATTCTACGAGAGAACCTAGTTCGTCATTGAAATTAATTTCTAAATCTGCAGCTTCCTTAGCGGTCACTTTACCCATAGGTTCTGAGTTCTTCTTGTCGCCCTTACGTGGGGCGGCAGTCTTACCTGCGGCTGCAGCTTTGGCTACTGAATCAATTGATTGTTGTTCAGCGTTCTTTGGATCATGAGCTTCTTCGATCTCGTCGTCGAGCTCAACATCCTGGTCTTTCACTTGATCAGTCATGTTTGACTCCTTAATATGTTTTAGTTTTCAGCAACGAGAGGAAATTCTTAAACTCACGAACCTGAGTCTCATAGAGATTCGAACGTGATGAATTTTTAATTTCAGTCTCCATTTTTTCAATCACTTGAGGTTGTATGATGCCATTATTCCAGACCCACTCGACACCTTCCATAATTCCATTGACAAAAGCTGTCGGTGCTGATGGATCTTGCACGATATCTACCGTGTTTAGAATAAAGTCGTCTTTAACGTACAT